AACCATTGCAAGGGTTGCAGATCGGGCTTGGGGGCATGCTATTTTCATCATAATAACCTTTTTCTGTGAACCTATATTAAAGCACACTACCACCAAGGACGCTCACCCTTTTTGATAGAGATCAAGTTTCAAGCTAAAATAGACAAAACCACACCAGGTGATAGTCATGATCGAGATAAGAGGCGCTGATGATTGGGGTAGCGGAGCGTTCGACGCACCTCGGGGAAGCCGCAAGCACAAAGGCATTGATCCTATCTGCTGTGCTGGCGATGATGTCTGCAGCTTAACCTATGGCTCGGTATCAAAACTTGGCTGGTGCTACATCTGGGATAAATACCCCGACCGCAAGCATATGCGGTATGTCGAGGTGACTCTTGACGGAAATCGATTCAGGTACCTATACGTTACCCCTTTGGTTTCCCTTGGCGATAAGGTCGCCCCCGGCATGCCCCTTGGCAGCTCGATCGATTTGAATCAGGTCTTCATCCATCCCGATCGCGGCCCTATCACTCAGCACTACCACCTTGAAGTAATCACCCCCGCCGGCGATAAAATCAATCCGGCCCATATGCTACCGGAGGTTGAATCATGAACTGGAATGATGTTGGATCTTGGATCAAAGACAATGCCGGCCCCGGTGCGGCCCTTGTTGGTTCGCTATTGACTGGTAACGCACCTGGTGCGATTGCCGCCGGCGTTGCGCTTGTATCCGGCGCCACCGGCACAACTGATCCAGCGGCGGCCTTGATATCGCTGCAGCAGGATCCTGCGACTATGGTTCGGCTCAAAGAGTTGGCCGTCGAAAACGATAAGGATATCCGGCACCACATCGAGACGATGACCCGGCTTGATCTCGAAGACCAGCAGAAGTCTCACCATGAGACTCAGGAGACGATCCGGCAAGGCGACAAGTCAGAGCATTGGCTTAACCGAGCAACGCGGCCAGGGCAGAGTTGGTGCAGTCTGGCGGCGGCTATTCCCTATGCGTTCACTAACAACCCGGACATGATGATACTGGGCGCCCTGCTGACTCTGCCGTTCACTTATGCCGGCCTGCGACAAACCAGCAAGCTCGGTGATATAGTCGCTAAGATCAAAGGGGTTCAGAAATAATGGCTAACTTAATTTATCCTAAAGGCAAAGAGAATATTGTTGATCAAAGCGCAGCCTTCCTGACCGACATAGTAAAGTGTGTTCTTGTGGACTCTGCTCTATATACCTATTCTGCCGCTCATGAGTTCCTGTCCGATGTTCCTGCTGGCGCTCGTATCGCCACTTCTGCTGCACTAACAGGCAAAACAGCCACTAATGGCCAGATGGATGGAAGCGATCCTGTATTCACAGCCGTCGATGCTGGCGGCCCATATGAGTATCTCATCTTCTTTATTGACTCGGGCGTTGAAGAAACGAGTGAATTGTTGTTTTTCATAGATACCGCTACCGGGCTACCAGTGACCACTAACGGCACTGACGTTACAGTTAATGTTGGCGCTTACATAGCCGCAATCTAGGAGATCCCATGTTTGAAACTACCAGAGAGTTTTGGCTTAAGTGGCGTTTGCGAATATCTGAAAAACGAATCCTCGCTAATACGCTTGCCCGCAAAGCGTTGGTGCTTAAGCATCAGCGACAAGTTGCTAATGCGGAATTAATTAAAATTAAGCTGGAGTCGGCATCATGAGTTTTTCAGAAGAACAACAAGAAGAAGACAATCTGTCCGATTTTAAAGAACTGGTCCGGACAGCGGCGTCACTGAATTCACAACTGGCGGCGTGGCAGGGGAAATACACCACGCTCCATGCGTCTGTTGATGCAGCCAAACAGGCAGAGCTGGAGGCTAATCACACCGCGTTTATCAATCAGCTGAAGACCACGCTGAGCATCTAACGTGGCGTATAACACCACGTTAACCGTCCCTACGGTAACCGGCAGTCATAATGATTTCTCTGCTGTTATTGTCTGTAATGGCACGCGTAACGACCTGCCTAGCGGGGCATATAACGGCGCTAATGAAATCCTTAATGGCGGCGGTAATCTTCGGGCATATACCGATAGCAGCAAGACGACGCAGCTGCCGGTAGAGATTGTTAGCTTTGTAACCGGCGCATCGCCACAGATCGAGGTTTGGATTAAGTTACCTGCGGGTAACCCGATGGTGACGTCTGCGACGATTTATATTGAGGCGGACACAGTTGCAACGGCTCAACCTGCGTTTACGAATGAGTTTGGGCGGAACGCGGTTTGGGGGGATGAAAGGCATAGATACCACACAACCGGAGGGATTGACGGCTCTCTTCCGGACTCGACTGGTAGCGGCCTAGCCCTCACTAACAGTGGCGGTTTGGTCAGTACGGCTGATGGATGGGAGATAGGGGCAGACGAGTATGTTGAGGGGAGCGAGAGTGGACCGACACCTACTGCATTTACTTTGTACGCGTATATGCGAGTTGATGCCTTAACGGACTATGGTCCCGGTATTGGCAATGCGCCCTATCGTGGGAATTGGCCTAACGGTCAGTCGCATGCCTCCGTGAATGGTATTGTATATGCCGGAACTTCAGCAGTATCTCGCATCGTAACGTCGGCTGGCGTGGCAACTACTGGAACCTTCGAGTTATGGGCGCTGGCTTTTGATGCAACGAATGGCTCAGAGTTTTCAATCAACGGCATATCGAAAGGGACTGCCTCCTACACCGGGGTAGAGGCCATATCGGGGATTTTTGCTGGTGGGCGGGACGGGTCCTCACTCACACTACAACAGCTGGGATCGTCAAAGATCAAGCGTAGTCTGACGTGTCTCGCCACCGAATACGACAACCAATCCGCAACCACCGCATGGTTCACCAACGATGGCTGGGCGGATAGTGGGGGCGGTTTAACAATATCCCCGCCAGTAATCGACAGTACTAATCTATTCGATATCTCTGAAGTAATCGTTCCGCCAGTAATTGGATTATCTCCGATTGATAGCACCAATCTATTTGATGTCTCTTCTGTTAATCACCCTGAATTAATAGAATTGTCGCCAGTTGATAGCGCCAATGATATTCCATCTCCTACGATTACAATGCCGCAGCTAATAAACCTTGATCCAATCGATTCATTAAATGCTTTTAGCATCGCCGGGATAGCTGGTGGGTTAATAATAAGAGCCGGCAGCTTAGTATCTAGCAGCATCAGAAGCGGGAGTTTCGCTCCTTCTAGAACAGCATCAATTCAATAGGAGGTTTAAAATGTCACGTTTGTGCAACGGGATTGGGCAGCCAATAAGCCAAGGGCAACATCAGTATATTATCAACATAACCTCTGGGACAGTCACTCTGTCGATTAGTACCGACGAGGGCGATAACTGGCAGCCTATGACCAACGGTGTGTTCTCGACATCTGAGGATGGTATTCTATTAACGGCAGACGTCTGCATTAAAGCTGACATGACCGGCGTTGCAACAGTCGATATTGGGTTTGTGAGGAAATAGAGATGCCCGAAACGGATGAAATGGGATACGACAGGCGAGTAACTGACGCTGCTGTTATTCAGCTTCAGCAGCAGTTCCTTGATCATGCAAAGGACGATGCTCAATGGAGACTAGAGCAGGATAAGCGGTGGGAGCATCTCGACAAGAACTGGTTGGAGTTGGTCTCTGCCCAGCATAAAAACACTGAAGCTATTGAGAAGCTTATTACATCCATTGCCGATATGAGCGATATGGCCAGGACCTACCGTGATTTTCAGGGCGTCACCAGGCTAGGCAAGGGAGCCCAGGGGTTCTGCTTGTGGCTTTTGAAGTGGGGCTTTATAGGGGCTGGTATTGTTTCGATAATCGTTTACGTTGCTAATTACTTCACTGCCCCCCCTGCCGCATAAAAAAACCCGGTCGCGATGCCGGGCTTCTCAATTACTAATCAAGTCTGAATTAGTATCTCGTTAGTAGATCGTCAGCTTTGCCAGCCTCGCTCAAACGGCCCATCACCGGTGACGCCTTCATTGATTGGCTTGGCCATGCCGACCACTTCGATACCAGTTTCAGATTCGCTCGCCATAATCACAACCGCTTCCGGTTGCGACACCATACTGCGGTTTTCGGTTGCGGGTACTTCGGCGGTCAGCGTTACCGGCTGTGCCTGGCTCACTTCAAGCTGAAAGAACAGGGCCGGTTGTGCCATCAAAAGGTTGGCATCGGCTTGCGCGATCATTGGAGCGGTCAGAGCACCGGCGACACAAAGCGCGATCAGTGACTTTCGCATTGCTTGTTCCTCGTCGGGTTGGTGGTTGGTTGAGTTTTCATACTAGCCCAATTGGGCTTTCATGTCAGCAGTGCGGGTAGTGCCAGTTGCTGCAGCGTGGGCATGGCCCTTCTATTTCGCACATTTGGTGCGTTAGCTTTCGATTATCATCTTTCAGGTCGTGTATCTTCTGCTCGTTTTCTGACCTTTCCTTGATAAGTTGCTCTACCGTTTTGCTCATACCACACCTCCTGCGCTATAGCGCCTGTATTTTTAGCACATCAATCAGCGCCATTGCTGAGTTGCTGTGTCTGGCTAGATCAACGCCAAGCGCCTTGGCTTTATCCCTGGAGGCTTCGTAGGCCTCAACGAAGCTGGAAGTATCGACATAGTAAGTATGCCCATCCTCCAGCTTCTCAAGGGTTTCGAAGAACGTGACTTTGATCATTTGATGTTCTTTCGGTCTATCGACTCCACCGCTGCAACGGCAAGCGCGGCAACCTGAACAAGACGACGACGGGCTTTTTCATAACTACCCATTCCCGCCATCACCCGCGCCCATCCGGCATAGTCTTGGATTAACTGAACGAACTCCCAGGTTTGGTGTGTATCGTCATGCTCCTGGCCGCCCCACTTTTCATCCTGGCGGAATCGCTCCAACCCAACATCAACCAGCGCAGCGCTTGACTCGCCTTCTGAATAGGTCTGCTCGAAGATATCAGGCTTGCATGGGTAGAATTCGCCGGCCACACCCTTGATGATCATGTCGCCAATCTTGGCTGTGTGGTTGCCTTCTAGTGTAGGAATAGCCAAGAGCATGGTCATCGAAAGCATGTCTTCTTGGAACTTTGCCGATCCATCAGTGAAGTCCCGAATTTCGGACATGTTCGTGCCGGTCCATTTTACCGCGTCAATCGTTACTGGCTTTTTAGTAAATCGCATATTTCACCTTCGTTTAATGTTTTGCCGCTATGAAACGGCGCTTCTTGAAACCCATTTGCCACGACCGGCAACCAAAATCTTGATCATGTGCTTCTGATCGTTATCGATGATGCGGCAACGCTTATTGCAGTACCGCACTGTTTTGCGCTGGCGCTTAGCCACGGCGCTGGGTGTAACCGCCTTGATGCTGCGGCGGCTGTTGTTGTGCCTGTGGCTGCTGTGTTTGCTGGCTCTGCTGGCCTTCGCTATCCCAAAACACGAACATCTTGACCGGGCCTTGCGCGCCCATCGGCATCGTATCGATTTCGATCTGGATGTTTGGCATGGTCGAGCCTTGCTCCTGCGGCCAGAGTGTTGCTCGGCCTACGGTGGCGTAGCGGTTTTTCATAACCTGCTGGCCCTGCTGGTCCTGTGCCGGGTACTTCTCAGCGATTACACAAACCCGGCCTTTGTCGATCGGTTGATTGCCTTGCATGCTTTTCTCCTATGGTTATTTAATTTTTCCGTTACTGATTTGGTTGGTGTTAAATGCCTTCTTTGCCTGCTTCCAAATCCAGCCTGATTGAAACGGTTCGGGCCGCTTCTTCCTGGCGACTCCAGTACTCCATCTGTTTCTGCGCCTCTTCGATCTGGCGTTTAAGATCGACAACCTTGTTTGCTGCCGACACCATTTCTGAATTCACTTCGTTGTGAAGATCTCGCTTATTCATGGTCATCTTTTCCGTCTCGATTATTGTTAAGCGCTGCCGGTGCCGGTGCCGCTGCGCTTGTTGCACGTCTTGTTCTTTACTCCGGTTTTATGATTCCAGCTATGGAAAACCTCGCCGGAGCCTTTGCAGTTCCAGCACCGCCCTTGCTCTTCGTACTCCTTAGCGGCTGCTGTCAGATCGTCATTTGTGACCACAACCTTGTCTGCATCCTCTTCATCTGTATCAGAGCCCGCGCTACCGGTTACGATATACCCACCAATCGCGACCTCGCACGCCCAAGCTTTCCAGCCTTCAATCTGACTTTTCTTAGTCCCTAGATCGGATGCATCGTTAAAAGTAAAGTGGTACATATCAGATCCTTTTTCCGTGGTTGTTTAATGATTCAGTTTTACAGTGAGTGTTGCCGTTTGGCCTTGCTCAATACCGTCCCATAGATCCATTTCAGCGAAATACGAAATAGCTTCATTGGCAGATTTATCGCAGTTCGCAGTGATCATTTCGGCGGAGCCGTCGCCCCTGGTTATGCTTATTTCCCACTTATCCTTACTCACAATCGATCTCCTTTTCCTACTTAGATTTGGTTATGGGAATAAAACCAGTTTTCATTCCTGATTTAATCCATCGCAGTTCTCCTCGGTGGCGCCATCTTGAGAAGAAATAATATTCGCCATCCACTTCCCTGTACTTCATCCCGGTTATCGGATGCGCGAACGTAGGCGTCGATTTGATCAAATGCGTGTTGTTATCTCTCAGCCAGGTCATAATCTTTTCCGTTACTGTTTTAGTGGTTGCTACGACGCCTTGTTTCGGTTCTCGTATGAGGTTTTGTCAGCAACAAGCATAACCGTGCTAGCCATTGATATGGCCCGGTCGATCTCCAGAGTCGTTCCTTTAGCATCCACTAGTACGGTGTGCTGTGGGCTCAAGACCTCCAAGATTTTTATCAACTCTGATGCTGTCATGATCTATCTCCTTTTCCGTGGTTAGTTTGGTTATGCAGCGACCCAGACTTCAGTCGTGACCGTGCGCGTGCGCGTTTCTTTCGTTTCAACCGCTCCGCAGTAATTGCATGCTCGCCGTTGGCCCTGATCGTCCCAGTCATGGGCGAAATCTCCGTGTATCGCGCACACTCCTTTCTTTAGATAGTCGCCCCAGAATGCCTCAGTTGCGTCCACCCAGTTCTTCGTGTCATGAGGTGGACCATATGCCCAGGCCTGCAGATTGGCGCCATGGGTGCAGAGGTTGCGCAACTGGCGCGCATGAATCCAGTCACCATCGCGATCATCACCGATATAAAGCACGGGCTTCTCGCGGTCGATCCCAGTGCAGCTATTCCAGGTTCCTGCCCAAATTTTTAGGCGGCCAGGGTGCTTTTTAACCCAGCGGTAAAGCTGCCAGCTGAAGAAGTCGCTGCGTCCATTTGCCGCGGGCTTAATCTGTTGGTGATTGATCATGCTCGATTTCCTCAAAAAGCCTTGCTTGCGATAGCGCCCAAATCTTCAGGGTCGCTGTCCAGCAATCGGCGGGTCGTCTTCAAATTCGCATTTCCTAGCAGCCGGTGAATCACGGCGATGCTGAAGCCCTGTCGTTGTAAGTTAACTGCGAAGGTTCGGCGTCCACTCTCTGCCGTGCCGCCTTCAATGCCTGCTTCGCTCATGCGCTTGGATATCAGGCGCGTCATGGATGAGCAGGTGTAGGTGATAGTGCCTTTAGGAGTCGTGCGGCGGTCGAGCGGGAACGGTTTCCCCTCGTCTGTCAGGATTGCTGGTGACTCAGGATCAAGACGCCGGTATGCGCCTGGCAAGTTGGTGTCCGCCAGGCCGTGCCAGCGGCGGATGTAAAAGTACCCATCAAGGTACTCACGCAGGCGCTTGGACTCCCACGACAGAGGCCGTGGTCTGCCGTTATAGGACAGCTCTGGCCGCATGGTGTAATCCTTCACATAATCGCCGTTCTCTGCTAATACGTCGGCTACCGTCAGCCTGGCCAGCTCTATCACCTTCATCGGCGTGCCAAGTACCAAAGCCAATAGCGCTTGGTCACGGGTCGGGTTGTTGCTGCAAACCGCCGTAACCCCAAACAGATTTTTGCGCTGGTTGTTGGTGATATAGACCGCTTTAGCCATCTCTGTAAAACTCCGTTATTGGATAGATGTTGATACTCTAGCGGACATTTACTGCTTAATCAAGCCGCCAGAGCAATCAATCAGAGGAGTTAACGGAAAGTCGGTCACTTGAACCACTCTCTCTTGAATCCACGCCACCAGCCCCATGTATAGAGCGGGCAAAGTGCGAACACTCCCCACAACTCATTTGACCAAGTCATCCAGAACCAGAAAGGCTGAGTGATAAGGCCCAATACTGGTCCCCACTTGCGAACATGTTGCCGGTGATCCATCGCCAGAAAAATCGCAGACCCTCCGACGATGCCGATTATGATGTCAGACATCGTGCTGCCTCCTGTTGAATACGCTCACCGATCCAGCGCACCACCGGAACCGCTTTGCTGTTGCCGATAGCTTTATATCGTGGGCCGTCCCGGCAGTTCTCTGGCTGCTTGTTGCGCCAGGGGATTCGGGTGTGATCATCCGCAAAGCCTTGCAGGCGTTCGCATTCAATTGGAGTTAGACGGCGGACTACACCAGCCCCCGCGATAGCTGGTACGCCCTGCCCTGGTTTGGCACTACTGCTGGCCGACAATGCGCCTGTACGCTGACCATCGCCGCCTTCCAGTCTGAGCTCGTTGCGACTGTTCTGTGCGAAGGCTACGCATGGAGCAAGAACCGGCTCCAGCTTCATACCACCGTTTGGGTTACTCATTAGCGTGGGCGATACGCCATTGACACCCTGAACCCGCCGCCCCTGCTGCTCCCATGGCGTTAGCGTTTCTTGACCACTGATGGCCACCGCAGACGACGCGGAGCCGCCGCTCGACCCCGTTCCGATGGCATGGCTAATTTCGCTAGAGCTAATGGGGTCCTGTGTAGGGTGGAAACAGGTTACTAAATGCGAGTGACCGTGGTTCATATCTTGGCCGCTGCAACCCTGTAACCGTCCATACGAAGCATCCAGTGTGGCAACTGTTAAATGTCCGGCTTGGGCTTGGGCTTGGTTGTCGTCTGCGCCACACGTTCCAACGCCGTTTGCAGTAAGGGCGGCAACCGGCGGCGGCGCTTCTCGGCTCGGCGCAATATCCCGGCGCACGCCTTCTGACTCAAAAAGTACCGCTGAGGGATCGAATCCTGCTCTAGCACTTGCGATAACAAACACACGGCGGCGTCGTTGGGCCACTCCGAAATATTGGGCATCCAGAATCCGCCATGCTGCTGCTCTTTCGGGTCCATACACACAACCAGCGTTCGTCCATTTTTCCCCTGCCGGCTCAAGCGTTTCGGATTCGCCCACCAGGGCTGCGAGGAAGCAACCGAAGGCGTTATCTTTTGTGCTGAGTACTCCTGGCACGTTTTCCCAGCAGGTGACGCACTCGGGCTGTCCGGCTCGTCGTCTAACATGGTCAATTGCATTGGCTATCTCCACATAGGAAAGGGTTAGCTGGCCGCGCTCGTCGTCCAGAGACTGACGGTTACCGGCTACGCTGAATGCCTGGCAAGGTGTCCCGCCTACTAGGATGTCTGGTGCTTTGATATCTCCGCGCAAGATCTTAGCCGACAGCGTTGTCATGTCGCCCAAGTTGGTCACGTCCGGCCAATGATGGGCCAGCACGGCAGACGGAAACGCTTCTATCTCGGAGAACCAAGCCGGGGTCATACCGAGCGGCTCCCAGGCCACACTGGCCGACTCGATCCCGCTGCAAACTGATCCATAAATCATCGTTTTTGTCCTCTATCCCTTATTCGTTGTGGCTTCGTAGGAAAGTAACGACCGCCCGACTTCGAGCGATCTAGTCGTATTCGCTTGGCTCCGCAGAGCCTGGCCCGAACTTGCTCAGGCCATACCAACAAGGCACGCCGTTATCGTTCTCAACTTGAACTGAGCCACCGCGCTGTACGCCCTTGTAGGTTTGGCCAACCGTTAGCTGATCTTCAAATCCGTCGTTATCCTGGCATTCGTAGTTCATTGGTTTTCTCCATTATTATACTTCGTTACGCGCAACAATTTAAGTTTCCGCGCGGTTTTCGTTGTAAAACTTCGCCGCTGCCAGTAGGAATTCTGTGTGGCACTCAAAGCCGCCGATGTCCATGCCCTGCTGAATCCACCCCCGCTCGGTTGCGGTCAGCTTCATGACCAGGCGCTGAGTACCATCGGCCTTTTCCTTATCGCGCAGCTTACGGGAGCGTTCGGCGCCGGTCATTGCTGTCATTTCAGGTAATCGCCGTTCTTAATTGCGAAATAGATTTCCATGCACGCTTTGGTATCAACCATAGCGTTGTGAGCCCCTTCCAGCTCTTTACCGGTGAAGAATTGATACGCAGAAGCCAGCGACCCGCCCCCGGCGTTAGGCAGGTCTTTCATGATCTTCTTGGCCATCCACATGGAGCAGTCAAAGTTGTCTTTATCTGCCCATTTCTCGATAACCTGGTCGGTCGCGTAGCGCTTACAGGCGATCCGAATGATGCGCTGGTCAAAGGTTCGATTGTGCGCAACTCGTTTGTGATCACCACAGAGGCTAAGGAACATGCCCAGAGCCTGCTCTTCATCGATACCGACATCCATCGCCATCTCGTTGGTAATGCCGTGAATATCGATTACTTCCTGTGGGATCACCCAGCCATCAGGCTTGATAATCACATCCATGCTGGAAACGACATTGCCGGTTACTTCATCGCACAGCGCTGCGGCCAGTTGGACAAGGTGCGGTTGGTTTTCGCTACCTGACGGCTCTTTCCAAACTGGCAGGCCGGTTGTTTCAGTGTCGAACCCTAAAATATATCCCATGGTATTACCCTTCGTATTATTGGCGGCCGTTAAGCCGCCGTTGGTTGTTACTTGATTGCTACGCGGCGAACGATAACCTCAAGGCTGTATTCAGTCTCAGTATCGTAATCAGTGGCCATCTCTCCCATTTCTTCGTCACCAAAAAACCATTCCATTTGCTGCCGACCGTCAAACGTATCAAGCGATGTTTTGAATTCCTTCTCTTTGAATAAGCGATCAGCTACTGGTGCATACTCAATCGAGTCAGCCACCTCTTTTATATAATTGCGACCGTCCTGGTTGTTTTCAGCTACTTCAGGCTTCTGCCCCATGCTGGTTTCAGCTTCTGCCGTCCGGCTGTCGAACTCGGCTTGGCTGTTGCGCAACTCTTCGGCCTCTTCCAGCTTAACCGCCTGCTGCAATGCCATGCCAAGCTGCTCGATCACCTGGGACTGTGCGCCGACTGCTTCGTTGTAGCGATCGCCAAAGTCTTCGGCCGGGATAACATAGGACTTAAGGCTGTCGATCTTGGCGCTGATCTCTTTGGAAGTTTTGTTCATGAAGTCGATAGGGGTCATTCGCAGAGTGTTAATGCGCTGATCGATAGCAGCCTTGCGCTCTGCTTCAAGTCGGCCCTGCTCGGCGGCCAGGCGGTCGCGCTCGGCGGCTTCTGCCTGGCTCTTCTGCTGCAGGATCTGGCCAAGCTGCTCGAGTACATCCTGCTTGGTCTTCAGCGCTTCGGCGGTGAATTCATCGAAGTTATCGGCGCAGTCAATCAGATCGATCGATTCGATAATGGCACTGACGCCTTCCGAGTTGGTGTTGTGTGCCTCATTGATGAATAGGGCGATGTTTAGAATGCGCTCCTTAATGCCGTCAACACGGATCTGCTCTTGTTCTTTCAAGTAAATCTCTCGCTCATCACGGGCCGTCTTGAACGGTTCGCTAATCTCCTTTGCTCGTGAATCCAAAGATTCTGCGCGCTTCTTTACTTCCTTTAGATGGGATTGAGCGGCTTTTCCTTGCTCTAAACGCTCATTCTCTATCGCCGTTTCTACCTTTCGGACAGCGCGGTAGTCTTTCTTGCACTGCTCAAGACCTTTGGTGGTCGAGCAGTCTGGCGCGTGGCTATAGTTTGCCTTTAACTCGGCGAAACCGGCTTCGATTTTGTCAAATACCGCTAGGTTAGATTCCATGGTGTTATCCCTTCGTTTCTAATTGGCGCTTGCGCTCGGCGTAGGCCTTGGCAAACTTAGTTTTTAGCGCTTCAGAATCGAAAGCCTGACCCTGGCAGCGTTTTTCTAAATCTCTCAATACAGCTTTCTTGAGCGTTTCCAGCGCCGACATGTTCGGCATTAACTCGACGCCGCTTTTTATCTGCCGGTCTAGCCATTCAGCAACCGCCGCCAACTCTTCAGACATATTGAGCGCTAGATTGCCCTCAAGAATGGCTTTGAGCTTGTCGTACAGATCCTTAAAGCCTTTCGTTAGCGCGGTATCCTGCGCGGCCTTGCCGGCCCGGTATGCTTCTGCAAAGGCGTCTTGCAGATCGCTGATCGTTTCGGCGGCCTTCATCGCTTCATTGAAAGGCGTGTAATCAGTGTGCGGCACGGCCCAGGCTGGCAGCTGCGGCGCTTTCCAATCGAGGCCAAACTCTTCGCCGCCGTTCTTTGGCGTAACCCGCTGGAAATTACCGGTCGCATTTCGCTCTGAATCGCAAGCCTTGCAGTCTGCCCAAATGGTTTTATCCAGCTGATAGAGGTACCGGCCGATGCCGAACAGGACACCGGCGCGCTTCATCGACCCAGACAAGCCACCCTTTAGCGGTTCGATGTTGGTGAGCTCGGCACCATCCCATCGAGTGATCGACCTATCACCAGCATGGACCGTGATACCACAAAGCCAGCCCTTACCGTCCGGAGTTGGCTTGTGCGCGTTCTCCCATGCAAGAGGGAACACTTCATCAAGGCGCTGGTGAATAGCCCGGCTGGTGATGTAAGGCACGATCATGGCCCATGGCTTGTTATTGCCACCCATGCCAGCGGTTTGAATACGCCACTTCACATCTTCAGGCTCGAACGGGGCGCGTAACTCGGCGAGCAGGTCGCGATCACTCATCAGAACGGCATCCCTTCGTTTAGTGGCGTGGTCGGGCTGCTATCAAACGCAAAATCCTGAACCGGGGCAGGAGTGATTTCGATGGTCGTTGCGTTTTTGCCCGCTGCTTTGTAAAGCTTGTCGCCAGAGGTTATGCCGGTTGTTTCCAGCGCCTCGAGAAGAACCGGCCGCTTTATGATTTCAGCGAAAATCTCATTCTTATTAAGATTGGCCTCCTCGATCGCTCTTTCTGCCGACTCAATAGAATCCTCTTGTCGCTGATACTCCCAGATTAACTGACTTGCTGTTTTATCCTTCATCGTTTTCACCTTCGTTCGCATCGTTACAGTCGATGTCTTTGTTGAAATGCGTATGGACTTTCAGCGCAACCCGTTCGCAATATGCCTTCTCCGACATAGCAGCTACGTCTGAATCCCATTTGCCGGCTAGTGATAGCGCGGCCAGGAATAATAAGGCTGCTGCTGTTATTGCGAGTCGCTTCATGCTGATCTCCGTTGTTCCCTACAAAGCCGCAATTAAGCGGCTTGTGGGGGGGGGTTAGAATAATTCGTCGCGTATCCTGCCGATCAAATTATGTGCATTGTCGATCTTTGCGCGGATATCGTTTTCAGCGACGTTGAGTACGACGGAGAGGGCGGGTGGTGGTTCTACTCTCGCCTTTGCTTCATTATCGCAAGCAGACGGGGCTTGCGCCGGGGCTGGAGGCTGCGGGCCTTGAATTCTGCACAGCAACTCATCCAAAGATCTGATTACTGAATTGATATCAAGGATTGCATTATGAATGCCCATATGCTTTTCCATTGATGCTGGTGTGGCGCCGCACGTTGCTTCTTCATTCATCACTATCTACCTTTCTGGTTTGTCGTTTTGGTTTTACCCATAAACCCGCAATTAAGCGGGGAGAGGGCGGGCGTTACCCCTGCGGTTTCATCGTTGTGCCCTCTGGCGTTCCTGTGATCTAAGTCGAATGTTTTCGTACTAAGCGTGAGTAACGATAGCGCCTCACTATGATTGCGTCAACCTTTAAGTTGATTACTATCTAAGATGGTGTATATTGTCACCAATAGCCCACAAAACAGGACCGCAATATGAATATCGGACGATCAGTGAAGCTTCTATTAATCAAGCACGACAAGAACCAGATCTGGCTATCAGAGCAGCTTGAGGTTAGCGCTAACCAGGCTAGCAAGTTTGCCTGTAAGCCTCATGCCAGCGGCGAATCAATCGAGAAGCTGGCGAAGGTGTTTGATATGACCGCCTCTGACTTTATTGCCGTCGGTGAGAGTGATGGATAAAGCAATTAGGGAGTTTATTCTCGACACCATGCAAAAAGGCCCGATGGCGCCTTACGATCTATACCACGCAGCTCTAGATGAATTAGGTGCGCGAGACGATTACTTAATCAAAGCGACAATGCGAACCATGAGCGACGACCAAGAGTTGTTGCTGAACGAAGATTTAAAATACGAACTGCCTAAGCCTAGATATATAGCCCATACAGGCGGCGATATGCCGGTCTCGCCTGACTGTGTGGTTGAGGTGGTGTTTAAAGGTGGTGAGGTATGGGAGCCAACACAAGCAAGGTCATGGGGCAACGAAGGTGGGGCAGGGGCGTGCTGGTGGAGGCATGAGTCATCTGATCGAGATAATCACATCATCGCCTACCGTGTTATAGAGCAGGAGTAGCTATGGAGGGCTGGGCCAAAATATACCGATCTTTAGCCGATCATGAATTGTGGCTAGCTGAGCCTTTCACTTATGGCCAGGCATGGGTTGATATCTTTCTCAACGCCAATCACGCCCCTGGTTCGTTCATGGTCAAAAGACAGCGGGTATCTCTTGAGAGAGGTCAGCTTGGATGGTCTGAAATCACCATGACAGAGCGCTGGAAGTGGTCGCGGGGAAAAGTTCGACGTTTCCTGAAGCGGCTTTCGAGCGATGGCATGATTGAGCAACAGGCGGGACATCTGACTAGCGTCATAACTATATGTAATTACGACGATTACCAAGGCAACCAGAAGGAAGGCGATACATCTAACGGTACAACAGGCAGTACAGCAGACGGTACACCTGACGGACATCTGACGGTACATGAGGCGGTACACAAACAAGAATGTAAAGAAGAATTAGAATTGAAGAATGGTAAGAAAACTAAAGCGCCTACCGCCGCTAAAACTCCTATCGACTTCTCTCCATTCAACGCCTCTGATGATCAGATAGCTGAGATAAAGCGAATCAGGCGACAGAACAAAGGCGGGGCAATCACACAGCGAGTTGTTAACGGTTTGGCCAAAGAGCTAACCCAAGGCCAGACGATGGGCTACACGCTTGACGAGTTATTAACCGAATGGGAAGTGAGAGGCTGGAAGTCGTTCAAGGCTGAATGGGTCAAACCAAAGGCTGTAGCTGGCATGAACCCGAGAGATGCGCAGCGGCAGCAGATCATCGCTGACCGCAACCGAGAGTTAGGCATTGACCAACCACCGCCAGCACAAGGCGACTTTATCGACGGAGAGGTAACACGGCATGATTGATACTGACCTGGCGCAATTCAGCAAGGTACTTGATTCACTGTCTGAGTATTACCAGCGTGACCCGCTGTCACCGATGGCGGTCAAGATCTACTTCAGCGCCCTGGAGCGGTTCCCGATCGAATCTATCGGCGATGCTGTCAACGCCCATATCCAGCACCCGACCGGCGGCAAGTTCTACCCGAAGGCTGCTGATTTGATCCTGCACCTTGAGGGCGGCGAGATCAAAGTCGATCAAATCGTCGCTGCCGCAAAGCTGGCTGAAACCCCTCTTGGCATCATGGCTAAGATTCACATCGGCAGCTGGGATCTGAACCGCCTCAACAGCTTCGACCTGAAGCAACGCGCCGAGGAAGTCCTGCAGCTGCTGCCAGCTTGGAAGGTCGCCGCAGCCGCCGGGGAATACACCGATCACCAGATAACCATCATGATCAAGCATGGCGTTGACCCCTGTCAGCCGTTCTATATGGGCCTGGCCGCGCCGCTTAACCGTGAGGCACTGGTAGCACGTATTGCGCACGTAACCGGCACCAAGCGCCATCAGGAGTTGCTGGAGGCGCCTTATCAAGAACAATCCACCGCCAGCACTGGAACCACACAGGTTGCTGAGATAGCGCGCGGCATTGGAAGATTGGAGAAATCATAAATGATAATTGTGCCAGAGATTGAAACCGTGGTAATTCTGACACCACGAACCGGATCAGGATCTACCAAGCGTGCTTTGATGGATAAATACCCGAAGGCGATGATGCTGTATCGCCACATGGAAGCCGATGGAGTGCCACAGGCTTACGACAGATGGGAGCGGGTCGGCGTTGTTCGCAACCCTCTTGATCGCATGTGGAGCCTATACAAATTCCTTGGATCATTGTCTGGCAGTTACGATCCTGATTATATCGCCGCCATGCGAACCAGCGTTAACCGATCTTTTGAAAGCTGGCTGCTGCACAACGAAGTAACATTCAACGCAATGTATCCGCCTGGATGCCAAGGTCGGTTCTTTCCTGAATACGCCGTTCGTCACCCGATGCCAGAGAACAGGAAAAGCCAATACATCCACCTGCGCCCTGATCTAGGGACGGAGGTATATAGGTTTGATGATCTTGATAAATTCGCCGACCGGCTTGGTATCTATCTGGACAAGCATAACGCTACCGGGATGGAGCCGATGCCGGAGCTTACCGGTGCCGCACATCTTTACATGGAAAGAATGTTCCAATGGGACTTTGACGCAAGTGAATGCGCATCATGAATAAGCCAAAAACCTATGTCTCTGGTGGCCCTGAACAGGACAAGCCAAATCCTACCGGCGTAGTGGTGAAGGGAAAGCGAACGCCGTCAGATGTCGCGCATGAGCGGCTGAAGGTTATGAAGGAATCACTGAAGGAGAAATAGCATGAATTATCAAGATATCGTTAACGTTCGAATTCAAGCTGAACGTGATCTAGCACTTGCTGATCGCGCAGTATGTGAGGCCGCCAAACTTATCGTCGGCCGGTTGAAGTCGAGCGGTGTTCAAAACTCTGTGCTGCGCGAGCTGAAGCGAGAACTCAAGGATTACAACATGCAGCAATGGGCATGGAAGGATTAACCATGAAAAATCGCAACCAACAATGCGCCGACTGCGGATCCACCTGGCGCCGGCGCGATTTTGCAACCTGTCAAATCTGTCAGCATAAGAAGGCAGTGAAGCCGGTGCTGGCCATGATCAGGAACATCAATACACAAATCAGAGAGGTGGTTTAAATGGAACATTACGATGTGAAAAGGCTAGCCCTAGTCTTGGCAGTGCAGGCTGAGATAGAAGGAATGAAGGTTGAAAATATGCACCGACAGCACTGCGGCGACGCGCCTAGCTATGGCGAGGGCGAATTTTGCAGCAAGGCGGGTGAGTTAGAAAACCTGGCTCACGCCCACAACGAGCAGCTTTAGAATATAACGACGCACTAACCGGAGAGGTGATCTAATGAAAACAGCTTCTAAATGGGCAATCATCATTGCCGTTATCGCCGGGCTAGAACTGGCCTTTGGCATCAACGACACCGGCGGCAAGGTAGCGCTGGCTTTGCTGGTCTGGTCCTGCCTGTCAATCCCTATTGGCTTGGCAATTGGTGCGCTCTGTCGTTTCGGCGAGTATGGCTACGACGATGAGCCTTATACCCGCACATAAAAAAGCCCCAGCGAAGGGGCCGGGGCAACGTCTCAACAACAAAGGATATAACAACATGAGCAACAATAACGAAGAATGCCGCAACACTCAAGCGGAGATCGAACGAGAGGGTCACGCAGGCCAGCACGATGCCGATGGTGCGCCTTACCACAACACGCAGGCTGAGATGGTCCGTGAGCGCGTCGAAGAGTTGATGGACGCAGACAGCACCGATGAGGATTCTATGGTTGTGCTGATGGAGTCTGAATACTTCCGCCATGCACTTCGCAGGATCATGCATCAACCTCACCACAAAAAATCCTTCAGTAAGACTGCTGCGCTACGGCTTGCGAATCTGTCAAACAACCTTATCGCCGTTGCTGAATCAGTCCTAACCCAATACGTGGAGAATAAACCGTGAGCGCGCCAGCAGCCGAACAGAAGCTGCACCGGTGGAAGTTCATAACCAGCAGCGGTAGCTACCTGTTCATCATGGCGGACACCATGAAAGAAGCCATAGCCCGGCTGCCAGAGGATATCGATTACATCAGCTGCGTAAGGGTCGATAACGACCAGTTTCTGCGGGGAGAGGGATAATGAACACACAGCGTAAAGAGTGCGCCATCGGCGGCGACCGGAAATACATGGGCCTGGTGCATCCTATTGAATTTTGCGACTCCTACGACAAGCGGCGGATGGCTTGTGGTGCGCAGGATGGAAGCTGCAGTTGTCAGTATGAGCAAGCCAACCAACCACAACAGCAAGAACAGGAATCCAAATCATGAACATTGACCAATTTAAAGCAGACGTTGAATTCCAGCTCGAACAGGCTCTAGCGATCGACTGGAGTAATCCGAAGAATTTATCCCCGCAAGGCGTTGCGAACTGCAACCTGATGGCAGTTGCAAAGATCATGATGAAGCCGGAGAACCAAATGGCCATGTGGCGGTCGATGATGGATCCGCGCAACCAGATGGCAGCCTGGCAGCGGATGATGGACGCATGGACTTGCATCCCGCAGGCGAAGATCAATGCCAATTGAGCTAATCGTTCGCAAGATGGCCGACACCCTTGTTCCGGTAACCAGCGCCGACCGTGAAGCGCTGGAGGGGATCCGCAATGGCCAAGGCTTTCGGGTTTCACTGGTGCGGGTTAGCGATCGGTCGCTAAAGCACCATCAACTGTACTGGGCTGGCCTTGTGCGCCTGGTTGCAGATTACTGGGAGTCAGAGTCCGGTGTTCGGTCCGAGTATGATCAGCGCTTCGTCAGCGGCTACTTGAAGTGGCTTAGCGGCGCCGGGCATGACCCCGGCCCATCTGAGGTATCGCTAGGCATGTACCTTGAACACAGGACCGAAGTCGGTAAAGCCAACATCCCAGAAAACGAGAAGGCCGCCGGCAAGCTGCAGGATATTCACGACTGGCTGAAGGAAGAGGCCGGCTATTACGATCTGGTCAAAACGCCTACCGGCGTGAAAAAGAAACTTCACTCAATTAATTTTAATGCAATGAGTTCAGAGGCTGAGTTTATTGTGTTCTATCGCAAGGTGTTCGCGGTGGCCTGGCGCTACGTCTTCAGCCGGGCAAACTTCGCCAGCGAGTCAGAAGCCGAGCAGGTTGCTCTTGATATGTGCAGGATGGGATGATGAAACGAGCAAGTCAGCCAAACGCATCTGAGCGCGAATACATGAACAAGGTGGCAGAGTTTGGCTGTATCTGCTGCTACATCATATCCGGCCATCAAGGCACACCAGCGGCCATACACCACGTATACGGCTCTAAGCGGTCGCTTTCCATGCCTGAGCCTCACAAGCAGGTTCTGGGGCTTTGTGGGTGGCACCACCAAGGGGTAGGCGAAGAGAAGCCAGGTGGATACGTGCATGGCAAACTCCGAGAGTTTGAGGAGAGCTTCGGAACGCAAGAATATCTGCTGAAGCTAACACTGGAGAATATCTGATGCACTACGACATAACGCCCTGCACCAAGCCCCGGCAGACCAGATCGGATAAATGGGAACAGCGTGATTGCGTGATGCGGTACCGGGCCTTTGCCGATGAATGCAGACTGAAGCGCGTGAAAATCGAGCAGAGCGGCCAGAAGATCACGTTCTTTATCCCGATGCCAAAGACCTGGAGCAAGAAGAAGCGCGACCTAATGCGCCTCCAGCCGCACCAGCAGACTCCAGACGTAGATAATCTACTAAAGGCTGTGCTTGACGCCACTCACAAGCAAGACTGCGCCGTGTGGAGCCTATGGGCCGAGAAGCGCTGGTCCGATTATGGGGCGATAGTAATCAATGGTGTTGATGAGCCGGGAGTTAAATAGCCCGTCACCACTCAGGATGACGGGCTAAAGCCTAACGCTTGACCTATGTCCCTGTCAGTTCTCGGCCCTCTACCCAGTCAGTATTAAGCACGTTTCCGGGACCAGTGGTGATGCGTTTCCAGTTTTCGATAGTGTATTGACTCCCGCCGCCGCCTAGCACAGAGGGGGTTAAATTTATGATTCGATGCCCAATTGTGTATGTTCCGCTGCCAGGTATTCCGGTCCCGTAGGTAATGCGAGGGCCATTTAAGAACTGATCGTCCTTCACGCTCAATGCAACCCAGCTAGTGATCGACCCTGTAAGCGACACATTACTGTCAAGGAACACAGTACCAATGGCCTTACCGCCGTGATCAGTGGCCTCGTTCTTCACCACCACCGCTATCTGAGCAGCGGTGTCATGTCCGAATATGCAGCCATTCAATGACCACTTTGAACCTGACTCAAGACCGACCGCTGCAGACGTTGGTGCAATTCCGCAATTATGGAATGCCACGCCATTCAAACTTATCGGCTTCAGAAGCGACCTTACGCCCCAGTTGCAATCTCGGATCTGGCCACCTGTGACCGTAATAATATCATCGGTTAGAGATGACTCGGCGGGGAATATTCCGATGTCCCAGCCAACCAAGGTGTTCCCAGTGAGCTCGGAGAACGTAGATGCCCCTTGAATGTTCATGCCTCGAGTGGCGTGCGAAGCCCGGTCGAACAAATCAGAAACCAAGGTATTTCCAAGCAGCGTGACAGTTGCCCCGAACGGCGCATCATATCCGATGAAAGTCCGTGTTGAGTTGTTACAGCTGAATATGCAGTCTATGGAACTGACCGTGCCGGTGTAGGCTATCGCGGCCCCTTTTGTTGGTGCCGCAAAGTCATCGTAAATATTGCTGATGACGTTGTTGTTCGCGTTTGCACCATGAGAGTTGTTGCCAATTTCGACACCATACTGAACGAACATATCGATCCGGTTGTTCGACACGATGCTGAAAGGGTTGGTTCCTACTGTGATTCCAATAAAGCTATTGGCTTTAGGTTTATTGACGTCAAGAACACCTTTCAGAGTGTTACCTGTGATGACGTCACTATGCCCCCACGCCTCTATTCCTACTACAAGGCTCACCGACGTGTGCTCACCGATGTTGCGGATTGTGTTGTTGGTAAGCCGGTTGTTTGTATCCTTGGTGTTTACGTGTTTGCGAGTGTAGATTCCATGATAGCCGGTACCATCAACGGTGCAGCCGTGGACCAAGTTGTCAACACCTCGGCCAACCAGGGTGCCTTCAATAAGGACAAAAGCCCCCCGCAGGTCTTTACCTCGACACCTTATAACCTCGTTACGATCTCCGTCCTTAATTTTAATGGCGTCATTGGTCTTGAAAGAATCAGCGATCCTTATACGCTCAAGCAAACAGTCGTTGGCCCCGTTGATCAGGATAGATGTGGTATTAGTTGTGACATCCGCAATGTCATTCTGTACCAGGAAATCCTTTAGCTTTGTCCCTGAAGCAGTAGCTTCCACATGCAGAGCACGACTTGCTATAGGCGCTAACGTTCCTTTGCCTCGGATCGTTAGCGCGCTGGAAACCAACGGCTCAACTGAAGATGCGAAGGTCATCCCCGCCATCAATATTAGAGTCAGCCCCGCCGCAGCATTGATAGCTCCCTGGATGATGGTTGCTTCATCACCCGACCCGATAGCACCTGCTTGAGTTATCCCCACCGAGCCATGATGCTCCAGTATTAATGCGTTCCCGTTCGCCGCATCACGATTAAAGAATCCATCCGTAGCTTGTGGGGCCGTCACTCGGTACCGACCTGGACCAACACCCGCATTCACCGCGCCAACGGTGTCAACAACCATGCCTGGCTGCAGGTCAACCACAATGCCATCTATACCCACAGGGTTAAGCGCCTCCATAGCGGCAATGTTTGTGAATTTAACTCCATAGCGCTTGTCTGAATTCGCCGCTATCGGCCGCTGCGGAAACGAAACTGGTGTTGTTCCTACGTTAAACGAGCCGGAAAAGTTAGCCTGCCAAGTCGCATTATTGTTTACAGTACCTTCGCTGCTAGTAACAAGCATGCCAGTCACAACGTCGCTGTTATCATCCCAATCAGATGCCCGCACCCAAGCAGTAGGCTGCATCACATAAATACCATTTTCAGAGGCGTCTGTTTGAATCACAACCAAAACTCGATCATTTTCAGCGCCAGAGACCCCGTCAATTGTTTGCAATCCAGATAGGGTGATATTTACAGTAGTTGCCATCCGGCAAGGATGCTTAATGCCTTCTTCCGGCACGATATTAAAACGGTCTTGGATAGTGCTAGTCATCAGTTACGCTCCTTACCCTCTACCAGCATCTGGTAGAGATTGCGGTTGTTCTTTTCAGACGCATCAACGGCGCCCTCTATGGTCCGTGCTGCCTGGCCGGCACCTGGCAGCGGCACAAATGCCGATACGTTTCGAGTCAGTTTAGCCAATACCTCAGCGCTCAATTCTTTTTCACCGGTCACGATGGCAGTCGTCAGTTTAACCGTACGCCCTGCCTCAGTCACTGCGCGGGTATATGGAGTACTGGGGGTGAAGCCATTCCACAGGTAAACCAGATCGCGAATAATGAAGATCTGAGCCAGACCGTACTCAAGGGTCTTCTCGCCAGCCCACTTCAGCCAGCCCTCATCATCATCCTCGCCAGGCAGATCATCAACGATCAGCGCCGACACCACAGCAGGGATCATCAGGTACCAAGCCATCTGTCGGGTAAACTCGGCGCCTCCCCGGACGGTTGTTAGGTCATTCTCTTTGAAAGCATCGCGGGTAAGGTTGGCAACTTTATTGAAGTACGACCCCATAAAGGTAATCGACTTCAGCATTTCAGGACCAACAACCTTCAGCTGGCCAGAACCCTGCATCATTGGCGATAGATCTTTCATCAGGCCTGATCCGACTGTCTGAGCTACTGATTCATCAGCAAAGGTGATCGCTTGTTTCTCGCTTCCGGAGCGATCCAGCTCTTTCAGGTACGCCCCGTACCAGGCCGGATAAGCCACGATGGCATCGCCCATTGTCTGCAGGTCGAAGGCATGACGCTTCAGTGGACCAGACATCAAGCTGCCACCAATTTTGTTTAAGATCTCAGACGTATCGCGGTTAACTAGATTTGTTCGTTTCCGCATAAACTCAGAGCGCTCTTGAATCCACTCGACCCGCGCCCGCGCCTTCATAGGGTTGAACACGAATTCAGCCATCCCCTTGAGCGTATATTTTTCGCCGATCTTACCGAACACATTGGTCACGGCCACCGGCTGCTGCATCACGTTGCGGATCGAATACCCGAGCATCGCATAGCTGGCATTGGTGCGAAGGTATCGCAGCAGTGAGTTGATAGGGTGATTGCTGGCGAAGTTGCCTGCAATAATACCTTCCATGCTGGCATTCAGTGACTCGAATACTTCCTTCCCGTATTTCAAGACGATCGCATTACGGACAGCCTTTGACTGCAGGAACCGGGTACCATCGCGCGCGGTTTCAGCGAAAGCGATATCATGCATGCTTTCGTCCAGGGCTCTGAAGATGTTGTCGAGCTCAAAACTAACCGGCCGACCGCCGGACCCGACCCGCTCGTTTCGCGCGCCGTGCCGAGTGTTTTTCATAACGTGCCCGCCCGACCTGGTAAGGCTGCCATTCTCGCCGGAATCCTGCAGGTAGCTATCGCGAGCGTCATAGTCGTAGAACAGCCTGATATAGCCACCAGGCATGGTTCGGCCATTCACCTCGTAAGGTACATGCTCAACCTTTGGAGGGGCGACGCCGGTCATTTTAAGCGCGGTATCTCGCACCTGTGGCCAAAGCCCTTCGTTCAGATCCCAGATGTTTTGAACGAAATCCAATTCTTTCTTGCTGAGCGTTCCAATCATAGCGATCGCATCAGTCTCAGAGATGTCGTTTCCGATCATCAGCGCAGTTCGGCTTTCCGGTGATCCCCAGTACATCGCCAGGATTAACCGGCCCCGGCGACTCAGTGACCAGCGCTCACCATTGGTCTTGGTGATCTGTCGGTGGCCAGCATTACCCGACTCCGTGAATCCCTTGGCTAAATCCTTGCGCTTGAACTTGCCAAATATCTCTTCCAGCTTCTCGCCTATATCGCGCTTTAGCTTCAACTCGACATTGGTTGCATCCAGAATTTGCTGGTAGAACGCTTTAAACATCGGGCCGAATAGCTGATACCCATCCATCTGTGCGATCGTATTGCCCAACACAACATGATCGGCGCCAAACTGCTTAATGGCAGAGATCAGTTTGAAAGCGGTCGATTGCTCTTGAGGTCGTGGAATATTCTTGCCGCCATGCTCGATGATGCTATCTGCGGTTTCTACTGTCAGTTGCTTGAATGCTTCAGCCTCGCCCTTCGACAGCCGGCCGCCAACAAAGCGCAGGTTTTTGATCATGTCGTAGGCGCCGCGAAGCTGCTCCATCGTCATCTCGCTGTAACGAGGAATCTTCAGCTGCTCGATCGCTGCTGATTTTTCGTGGGGCTCGAGCGCGTCGTTGTTCTTGATCGCCACCATCTCAGACAGGGTTGGATCCATGAACTGCGGAACAATCCAGTTATCGCTGCTCATTTGAGCCTCAACCCATCCGGCCAGGTTAAGCAATGCTGCCTTGGCTTCGTCCTCAGAGCGCTTGCCGGTGCGGAAATCATACGCCGCCGCCAGGATCTTCATCTGATGGATGTATTCTGGGTCGACCATCTTCGAATTAAGCTTGCGCGTCTTCACCCCGGCGATATACCGGCGCATGGTGACAACCCGCTTCTCGGCGTCGACCGCCTCCCGATAGAGGTAGTGGTTGGCCAGCTGCTGGATCTTGTGACCCCTTGCCTCATCGATGTTCCCGGCCTCAAGCGCTGCAGCTGCCTTCTGTGCTGCCTTGATCTCAGCCCTGTAGAAACGGCTTGGTCGGATGTCGCTAACCTTGGCCGCCGCAATGGTCCGCTCGGCCCCTGCCTTCAGTGCAGCCCGATCAATATCCTGAGCGGCCCCTGCTTGCTTGTTAAGGGCTCTAAGCTCAATCATTAAGACTTTGGCTTTGTCTTCGTTCTGAGCCGCGTCACGGGCTTCCTGTTCGATCGTGCCGTCGTTGAGGATGTCGCCATGCTTCGAAATCATCCTCTGTTCGACGGTGTTCTCGGCGCGCTGCTTCTGGGTCGGGTTATCAATGATGTCAGTCAGCATCTCGTGCCCAGATGAATACCCGTGATCAAGGGCTACGTCATCAGGCGTCATGGTTCCGGTTTTGGAAATCATTGTCAGCAGCTTTGGCGGAATCTTGCCGTCGAACATTTCCTTAACGGAATCGGAGTTGAGTTTTCTTGACTGCCCCTCTTCATCTTTTGTCTGTATGAATTTAACAGCCTGGTAGATGGGCTTTTCGCCAAGGCTTGCCATCTCCTCGTTGAGCAACTCTTTTTTCTCGGCCTTCCACTCCCTGGTATACCTACGCTTCATCTGCTTGAGAATCTTCTGCTCGAGCGTAGAGGTCGCTTTGTTTTTGCTCTTCTCCTGCCGCTTCTGGTATTCCGTCCACTCGGCATCGGTCATGCCGGCAGACTTGGCATCACGGAAGAACTGCTCATATGCCGGGTTATCCCGCACCTCTTCAATCTGAGCATCGGTCGCCAGCATGTGGTCGAAGAACTCTCGCACTTCAGGAGTCAGCGAGACATCCAGTCGAGTGATTCGCTTATAGATCTCCAGCATCCACCGGCGGAACGAGGCGAACACCGCCGCCAGGTCACGGCTCGGCGCCTTGCCTTCGAAGGTATAGGCCTCGAATCCGCGCGCGAACTTTTCATGATGCTCGACCTTCACTTTGTCGAACGACTCCACCCCCAGCCAATCCAGCATCGCCTGCTGCCGATCGGTAACCCCGAACTCAGCCGACAGCTGCTTTTCCATCTCTAGGAACAGGTGGCCAGACTCATGGATAAACGAGGTTGGATCGCTCTGCTCGAGCAAGGTGATAACCCGGTCGTCAATGTCGAACGTGGCGCGAGGCGGACGCTTGCCGTTTTTGGCGGGCTCTTGCTGAGGTTGCATGAAGATATCAGGGTCGGCCTCAACGCCAGCCTGTTCAAACACCCGGCCGGTCGCCGCCTCGGCATTGACCATGCGACCCATTGCGCTCTTCAGTCCGGGTGATGGGTCGAAGTTTTCAAATTCTTCGGACAGCGCAGCATCAATCGCCTGTGAAGGGAAGTCGAAACCTAGCCAGTCATTGCGCTCAAGCGCTTTGATAAAGTTGCGGTACTCAGGGCCGAAGCCTTCGGCAGCTTCGAGCACTTCTTCTGACTCAGCGTCTTCAGCAAGGGTATCTAGGAATTTGTCACGCGCTTGAACAAACAGGAATGGTGCTTCAATAAACGCGGGTTCCTGACTCAGAACTTGTTCTGGCTCAAGCACAACCGCCCCCTCCGGCCCCTTAACGCCACCGAAGCCCAGCTTCTCATACATAGCATCAACGGTAAGACCGTACTCGCTCGCCTTAGTGGCGATGTAAGCAGGGATGATCTGGCTCGACATCTTGGCGATCTGCGTCGATACCCGGCCGGTTTCCATCAGCTGAGTGAAGATCTGATCTGTAATCTCATCGATACGGGTTGTTTCGGCGGCATCGAGATCTGCCTTTTCCATCAATTCCTTAATCCGCTGCTCCATCTGCGGCACCGCTTCCTCAAGCTCTACCTGCGACAGGCCGTCAACATCAAGACGAACGTGAGGCCGGATCGATTCCCCGGCGCTGCTGCGAGAGATGTCGGCAATGTACGACTCAAGCGGGATAGCGATATCGCCGCCCTGATCAAGCTGGCGCTGCATCTCTTGGACGCCGGGCAGGTCAGCATCCATATCAGCGATAATGTCGGCAACCTGGTCGCCGTCGATGTAAACCTGGGCATCTTCACCATATTCAGCCACCACCGATTGCATGAACTTGCCGAACCGCTCTGAGTTGCGATCGCCGAGCTTGTTGGCTTTGGCCACGTTGACCAACTCATCCAGTTTCATCTGGTCGATATTGGAGGTCAGCAGCGTGGTCTGCTCTTTGATATTGGCCTCGTGCCGCTTGTCCAGCTGCGAAGAGTGAGCAGCCAGCGCGATATCGGCCGGAGCCGTGGTCATCTCGCCGAAGAACTCCAGCATCATCTCAGACAGCGTGATGTCTTCGCCGACAGCAAACGAACCGACAGCCGCACCGGTGGCGCCGGCAACGCCTTGTTTGATTGTTTCCTTGGAAACCTGAGCCACCCGGCCACCGCCGACAGGGATGAAGGCAAACATGGCATTCGCGCCGGACTCGGCGATCGATTTGGTGCGGGCCCGTACCAGAGCTTTGTCGACGGTCATTCCGTCATTGATACCTTGGGCTATCTCCTGGCCATACATGTTGGTCATGTTGGCACTGAACTGAATTCCGGCCATTAATACGGTTCGTTCCGCGTAACGCCGCGCTGCTTCGCTGGTAATCTTGGCGATCAATGGCTTGGCTAGCATGCCGGTTATCGGTGCGATAGGAGCGGCCAACACCATAGGTGCCGCCTGCTCGGCCAGCAGCACACTCAACACGCTGGGATTCTGCGCCAGATAGCCAACGCCCTTGAATATCGCTGTAGCCGTCCCTTGCTTTTCAGCCGCCTCATCCACCAACCGAGAGAATTCTTGGATCTTTTCGTCGGGGGCGATCTCGCCGAAAGCCTTGGACGCAGTGATCAAGCCACCGAACCCGCGGGTCAAGTTAAGCTTCTCCTGTTTTTTCTCCCATTCAGCATCAGAGATACCGCGAGGCTTTGGCAGGAACATCCGGCCAATGCCGGAGATTGCTTTGTCCAGATAGCTGGCAATGGCCTCGCCCGCCACCCCGACGCCGACAGTGCCGCGCTTAACCGCACGAACGTGCCGGGACGCCAGGGTGTTGGATTCCTGCTTGCGGTAGATGCGTTCCAGTGCCGTTAGGTTATCCAGGTCATCATGCGACATCGCCGCGGTATCTGGATCGGCAAGGGCCCGGGCTGCTACCGGGGTATCGAATTCGATTTGATCGATCTTTAGGTTGGCGCGATTCTCTCGGGCCTGCAGATCAGGAAGGTTGCGCTCTACCATATCAACCGGCAGGCGTTCTCTGTCTGCCAGGCTAACAATACGGGAGTGCTGATCAGGCTGTTTTGTCAGGCCATAATTGAGCGACTGCTTGACCGGGCTATCGAACTCGATTTCCTTGTCTGTACCGGCGTCCGCTTCATCGAACTCAATTTCAATCGCCATCAAATTTACCCTTACGCTTGTTGCTCAGATAGTGTGTCCATAACTCATCGACCGTAGCCTCTCGACCAAACTGCTTTTCAAATGCAGCAGAGACCATATTGACATGCTTCTGGTTTTCACCCTCAAGCAATAACTCTGCCGGTGCGTCAGGTGATTCAAAGAAATACGGGTCAAAGGCCCAGTCTACCGGGCGATCAATAACAAGCCTGTCAATCGTTTTCTGGCTCTCTGCATCAGTCGGCAGCTTACCATCATTAGACAACTGGAATCCTTGGAACCATGTATCAAAGCGCTGCTGCAAAACTATCGCTTTGTCGCCAGTGATATTGGCCAAGTCCGTGGCACTTTTGAGGTACGCCTTGTTTGTGAAAAAGGATTCTACATCAACCGACTCATTCATCGCGTCGACTGTGATCTTGGAATAAGCCTTGCGATCGGACTGACTCAACTTCGGATAGTTGTCCAGGTAATACTGTCGGGCCTCAGTGTAGTCCTTGTTGCCCAGCAACACATTCAGATGGTCGTAGGTGGCGATATCAGTCTTTACCGGCTTGCCGGTGGCCCTGTCAGCAGCAACCCGCTGCAGATTACTTCGCTGGATCACTGTCATCTTGTCCCGGTCGTCACGGGGGATATTGTCGTAAGCGACTTCGCCATTCTCTATCTGAGAGGCGTAATCCTGATAGAGATCGTTTTGCTCATCCTGAACGACTTTCTTCTCGACCTGGTACTGCAGCTTAAAGCGCTCTTCGGTCGCCTTGCGAACATCAGGATCTTTGATCTTACTGGCTTCCGTCATGCCCTGATCAAGCGATAGCCCATCGGCCATCCAGACATCAACGGTGAGCATCGATTCATTCTCAATGCGCTCGGCCTTGGCCTTCTCGCGGATGTCCTGCGCCTTGTCGGCTGGAATGTATTTGCCGAGCGGAGTCTTTAGCAGATCTTCCCGCTCACTGGCCGGCGCCATCTCGACCTTGCTCACCGCGTAATCAACTGCGTTCTTTTGTCGAAGGGTGGCGGCCTCGGTGTCGGACAGGTAACCCATCTCAGAAGCCGCACCAATGCGCTCCTGCATTGTCTCGATCGCCTCAGCGCTATTCATCTTCAGCGCAGACTCACGCAGATTGGCAAGGTCATCAACCAGCAATGCTTTATGGTGGTCCTTTTCAACACCCCAGGCCTTGCCTTGTATCCGAACAGATCCCAACTCAAGATCCGATTCTTGCTGGAGCCGGAATTGCTCCCGTAGCTGGGAATTCCGGATACCGCCGCCGATGTCATCCATCTGCTTGGTTAACCCGTCGCGGTACCGGTTTTCCATGGTGCCGAATTCTTTATCGCCATCAAACTCAGATTCAGCATTTGCCCTGGCGCCAACCCATTTCGATTTTGCTAGGGACAGGTCATAGCGATCCTGCGTGTCGGCCATCTGCTCCCCGAGTTTGAGCAAAGAACCACCCAAGTCTCCACCAATCTGCTGTCTGGCCGAAGCTATGGCTCGTTGCCCGCTTGGAATTCTTCGGGCCATGCCCGTTGGATCTGGTAATTGTGGCATTACAATCCTACCCCTCCGCCATAACCAACACTTCCAGCAGAACCGGGTTTCTTAAGCGCAGCGCTAGACAACCCACCTCCTCCTCCACCAGGCATTCTTGATCCGACCGCCGCGGCGCCAGTAAATACTGTACTTAATGCCTTCATCACTCCTGCCCGTTTTGCTGCCTTACCTTCGAAGCGCTTCCCTGTCGCCTGCGTCCTCATACCGGTCGCTCTCTCCGAGCCCTCGAATAGAGCAGACAGTGCGTTAAACTCACCCTCGGCATCGATCTTGGCAAGGATGTCGGCAACGCCTACATCGGTAGTGGTGCCGCCACCGGCCGCAGCTACCGCCCGAGCCCTTGACTGCATCAGCGTGGCCTTGCGCCGCTCTTCAATAGCTACTCGCTGGCTTGTTGCTTCAGTCGCGATGGCGTTCCGATCAAGCTGTGCGGCTTGGAAGTCAGCTGATTTCTGATCCGCCCTGCCCTGCATGAGAGAGCCGCCGGCTGACATCACTGTACCAGCTATAAGCATTGGCACTACTGCTTGAGCCATTGATAAACCCTCCCCTCGTTAGTCTCGCCTATGAACGTAAACCCTACCCGCTCAAGAAAGCGATCAGATCCTTTCTCATAACAAGCGGCGATAGCAAATACATTGCGGCCATGCTTGTTCAAAATACTGGTAAATCGCTTGGCTGCCTTCATGATAGTCACCGGATAATTCCGCAGCACATCATGCATCTTGCTGAAGGCTGTCATCTGGTTGCCATGATACGAGATTCCCGCCACCCCCGCGACTTTGCCATCAAGCTCGACAACGATAGCCCGCATGCTTGCCGATGGGCGGTCATCGCCATAAAACTCATCCAGGTCAGCAGCAGTTGCCGTCCGGATGATTGGCTTAGGACTTGTCATGCGTCACCAGGGTAGGAACTACGCACAGAACAGTTGCCGGCCGGGGCGCCGCCGCAGTGATAAACAGCCGCTCATCGGTTCCCCATTCACCATTAACCTCGATCGCCGGCGCATCGTAATGCTCCCAAAAAAAATCCTGATCAACCTGGGCGCCGAACTCATATTGCGGCATATCATCAAGGGGTAATTCAGTGCCGTACTTGACCCCTTGAGCATGCGTGTTGTGCAGTATCAGCGCCACCTGAGAAACCTTCTTCCGTTGGGTCAGTGCGGTACCCATACCGGCGGCATAAGCCAGCTTGCTCGACTTGAATAAGGCGTCATAACTAAGCCCGACCATCACGCTGGTAAAGCTTGTTCCGAGATCGATTTGCCCAGACGCAACAGTGAAAGTGCCGCGGTCCTTGCTATCGGCCCATACCACAACCGCTTTACCCTCAAGATGATCAAGGCCGGTAATGATCTGCCCGGCTGATGTGATGAAGCTGTCGCCCTGCTTGTTGGTGGCCGCCCCTTCGCACTCAGATTCAAGCGCCCACTTTTCCAGATACCGGCCGCCGGTACGATTGACCACGTAATAAACTTGATCCTCTTCAATACCAGGCAGCACCACGACATCTTCAATCAACCCATCGGTATCGATAGTGATCCAGGCTTTGACCTCTTCAGCTGGGTCAGTGATCAGCATAATTACCGTGCCGTCATTCAGAATTACATGAACTCGGGTATCAGGCTTCCGCTGCACCCCTATCCGCTTAATACCAATCCGGGCAAGATCTGGAACCAAGATCATTAAATCAATCGATGCATAGGTGAACTTGCTTCCGTCATATTGCAATTCCATCACCCGCGTCTGGCTTCGGTTGACATAAACACCGCGATCATCCACCTGAAGGGCATCGATGTTATCCGCCCCTTGTGTGTCCGGACTCTTTAGGTTGAAATTTGTTGGCGTTAAAGGCTCATCGAACGATGATGATTTTGCAGTGATTACGCTTCCAGCGGTGCCGGCAAGCAATCTATTTAATGGCAGCAGCCAGCTTATAGTGTCGACCGGCCCGGAACCAATGACCCGAATGATAGGCCCGCTATCGCCCTCGACATCCAGATCGAACGAATTAAAGGCATCAGAGACAGAGCCGAACCAAAAGTTTTTACCTGCCCACCACAGCCGACCCTCGAACAAAGCAACCGAACTAGGGAATCCGTTCTTGGTTGACCAGATCCCTTCATACCAGATAGCGGTCGCATCAGTACTGCCCATAGCATCAAGCACCTCGGCATCAACCACAAGCGAACTGGTAAACCCTGTTATCCGCGCGACACCTACCGCAGTACCACCGGTGAACGACAAGTTGACGTCGACCGTTCCTGATGTGAAATCGCCAGACTTGACGCCGATACGATAAAAAATAATTTGGTTGTCCAGTTCGTCATTGAACGTCTTTGATGTTGGCACCGTGTAGCTCTCAACGTCCTGCCAGTCGCCAGGCTCGCCGATTGATCTCTGAAGGGTAATCGTTGCTACAAACGTGTTTGATACCGTAACGGCAAAGCCTCGGCTGCTGCCGACGCCGGTGATGCGAACCGGGTCAGTAAATGTTGCCTCGGCAGTTATTGCGGCCTCTACGGTCTGTCCCGACGACTCCAGACGGAATAGGCCGCCAACCTGATCCGCACTAAACAGATCATCTGAAGCGGTCAGCGTAATGTTGCCAGCCAAAGCGCTCGGCGTGATCGTTGTTACTGTTGAGTTGATGCTATTGAATGGCCCGTCATTGGAATCGTAATCGACCAGGCTCCACGAACTAACCCCTCGGCGCTCCAAGCGCTTCTGCTTGTGCCCTTTTGCCGCCAGAAATATAACGTCAGCAGACTGGCTGTACCGGATAAACTCCAGATCAGCAGCGGCATACGGAGAAACTAGCGCCATCACACCAGCAGCATCGACAGCAACCGAATTAACCAAAACTTCGCGCAGCAGATTGCTCCTGAACTCAATGAAAAAGTTACCTGTGGGCGTGAAGGCGATCGAGTGGGTACCAGTAAGAAGGGCCGCGTCGATGTAGTCACTCAACCCCGATGCCGACCCTACTCGGACATCAACCGGGCCACGTTCGATCTCAAAATTAAGCGCGTGCTGAGTGCCGGTTTCGGTTACCGTCACCTCTTGACGACGAATAGCGTAGTCGGTGCCGGTTCCAACCAGCGATAGGTAGCCGCCGGTCTTCCAAGTCGACGCAGCAGTTGTCTCATCTGCATCAGTCCAGCTTGTCAGGTCAGTATCGAATCCGCCATTAGCTACTGCCGCAGTGACAGCAGGCCTGGTAACAAGCACATCATCAACCGTTACCCGAAGCAGGTTGTTTGTGAACTCGATCAGCGCAGTGTCATCGGTGGCGAATACAAACGGAAGGTGGTAAGCGGCATTGTCTGATGCGGTGCTGTGAATGAACTGCCAGCCAGGGCGCAGCGTCATGCTGCCGAGGGTGCGAGGTATCCAGTTGCGCTGAATATCAGCAGAAAAAGGCATGCGGTCCAGATCTACCCGAGCCAGGCCTTTGGGGGAAATGATGCCCCGGTTAAACGCCAGTAATGGCACATTCTGCCGAGGCATTGATTATCTCCTATGCTCTAAAGCCACCGTCACGGCGCGAACCGGCAAGGCGTGAATTGATCCAGCTGCCAACTGGTAGGGATTTGGATGGAGACTTGAGGCCATCTTTAGACCTAGCCTCAAGCTCTCGGCCTTCAAATATTTTCCTAAGCTTTTCACCGTCGATATCGTTCTTTAAATTTGGAGCAACTTCGACAGCAAGGAAGGCCGCAACGTACTTGGTAAACGACGCTGGCCATAGACCGAGATCACCTCCTTTGGTCGCCTCTCTCGAGACGTACTGGACATAAATGGACTCCACAGATTCAAGGAACCAAAATTTCCCCTCATCCATATATTCCCTGATCGGCACTTGCATGTACTCATCAGCATAAATGCCAGAAGGACGAACCATATCTTCAGGGTGATTGTATGCGTTAGCGTAACCCCAGACCTTGGTAAAGCTAGGATCGGCGCTAATCTTTGCCGATGCCAGAGCGAAGTTCCAATCAGCCTGCTCCAGCCAGCTATCATGAGCGTTGGCATCCCAGGCGGCATCTAACAGCCGGCGAGGCTCCCGGTTCTCATCGAGATTAGCCAGCTGCCTAGAGCCCATCAAGCGGAGAGCTTCGTTATAGATGCCAAGCCTGGTTGCCATAATTACCCCCGGATAATCTTAACGCCGCCGCCATCAAGCACTCGCTTGAATGCGTCATACGAATGCTTCAGAACAGTTTCACCACTCATGCCTTCAATGTAGAGAACAGCCAGAGGCTCATCATCAGCATCAGAAACATTTGATTTGTGTTTAACAACATGACGGATACAGTCGATTCCGATTAACTGCTTATCGCCGGTGACTGTCTCTATCTCGACCATCATCGCGCTAGCGCCTTTTCATAGTCGATCATGGATTTCACGGCATCCTCACGGCTCTCTAGCCCTTCAGATACGTTCGAGTCATCCTCTCTGCGAACTACGCACCACTTCTTGATGGTGCCTCGGTATTTGGCGTAATAATCATCATTCGACCCATCGTCCTCGGCCCGGTCTTCTTTCGACAGGTCGGTGAAATTAATCAGCGCGGTACGCACCCAGAGCTTGGACACCTGAACTACGAACAACTCAGCAACATATGAGCCGTCTTCAGCGATAACTTCAACCTTGTCCCAGCCGCGCACCTTCGGGGAGATGGTGGCCCAAGAGTTGGGCTCCATAATATCCTCGATCGTCTGGCCCTCTTTGGCGACAATCGTCAGCGACTGCCGAACAAAATCGGTCTGTTTAAGTTGAGACGGTGCGATATGATCAACCTTCTTCTTTGCGTTACCCATTGGTTTTCTCCATTGATCTGGTTGTTTATCAACCTGATTATTGTACTCTATTGTTGGACAACATGCCCTTGCACGATAATTTGGAACTTGTCTATACCTGACCCAGTTGCTGTCATGTCGTCCTGAATAACTGTCTCAAACTCTTCACCGAGGACGCCATTAACTCTAAGCGCGACCCCCCGCTTAGATGGGCCTGCCCAGGTGCTTCTGGCAACAAAGCCTCTAGTCGACCCACCAACTCCAGTTTGGAAATCATGATCAAACGAACGAACTATCATGTCTCCATTTGTTTTCCAGTTAAACAGATTTGTCGTTGTGCCATCGCTGTTACGAATCCGAAATACCACCCCATTTGTCAGTACCCCGTCCCCGGCAAATGTATCGAACGCCATCGCTGACGAATCTTCTAGCCTAACTATTACCCTCGTAATATCGATAATTTGCAGAACTGAAGGGCTAACAGAGTAAATCGCTTGCGATGCCGGTGAGCCATTAACAACCAGGCTTGGGTTTCCTACATTAACCGTGACCCCTATGGGAAATGTTCTACTCCATGGAGTATCAACAGTTATGACATCACCAGCGACATTGATCACTGTAGACTGGACGAAGTTTTCAGCGGTAGATGATTCTATAACGTAGCCTACAATGAGCCCGTGGCCCGGCTCCATCGTTACCGTATTTTCGCCCTGAGTTGCAACTGTTAGCGTGGTTGCTGTACCTATGTTTTCTGTCATAAACAGGTCGATAGGCTGAGTCGTTTGATCCTGAATAAACACCTTGACGGCTGTATTACCGTCTTGCGATGTTTCCATCCCATCAACAACGGTAATCCCAAGCCCATACGGACTCGCAACGGACCCAGAGCCAGTCGTGGCCCGGTAAAAATGCTCTTTGTCAGCATCAAGGATCTTAAGGGGAGCGGCGCTCGCGGGGAATACAACGCAAGCGGCTAGGAATAAGGGGAGTAGTCGTTTAAAGAAGTGCATCAGTACCTCCATGGGTACAGAGGTTGAAGAGATAGCGGCCGGACCCCGAAGAGCCCGGCCTATAACCGTTTAGGTTGTAAACGGAGTCAGTGGTGTTGCAGTACAGCTGGTGTTGCCCTCGATAGTCCAGAGCGTGGCGGAAATACACTTCAGCTTGAACTTGCCGCCGATCAAGCCACCTGTGGTGGTCTTGTTCATTGACACGCCTACATGCGAGGTGCCGTCGGCAAAGTGGGTCTCATCCGTTGCTGCCCCCTCGATGCCGCCGAGCAGGCTACCCACAAGGAAGGCCCCGTCAGTTACGAACGAATAAGCAGCTGCGGTCAGATCAACCGTAACCACCATCTCGAACTCCAGCCCCGGAACAGAAGCCGGGAGCGTGAGCGCGATACCAGCAGCGCGATCAAACAGGATGGTCGATCCTGATTCAGCCCTGGTCAAGGTCTTGGTTGCACCTAGACCAGAGATAACTTGAGCGCCATCAATGGTTTTAGCCAGGTTGACCACATCCGACACAACCTTGATGGGAGTGCCGACAACCGTAGCCACGACTAATCCCGGCGTGATAACCAGGGTGCCGCCATCCGAAACATCAGTGTCTCCGGTGGTAACCTCGTACTCGGTGAGATCACCGTTACCCATGACAATGACATCACCAATCAGGATGGTACCGGTGCCAGCGCTGCTTAACGCGATGGAGGTCTCGCCGATCGGCTCGATAGCGCTACAAGTAGCACCCACTGCCGTGCCGGTCGTCGCGCCTGCTACAGCGGTCAGATCGATAGTGGTGCCGTCACCGGTGTCATTGTAGATAACGCGGTCGCCCGCCTTCAAACTCAGCGCCGCAGCGTTGTGAATGTAGTTGATGCCGGTCACAGTCGCCAAGTCATCAGCAGAACTGTACTCCCAAACGCGAGACTGCAAATCGGTGCCGCGGGCGATACCTTGAGCAATCAAGCTAGGAGGATTCAAAATTGAATAGGACATTACCTATCTCCTTATGCGCCGACGATTGAAGAGCCGTCGTGATTCATAACAACTACGCCGCTGTTTTGCAGCAACTTAGCACCCATGTACATCGATGTACGAGCAAACGAATAGTCCTGCTCATCATCGTATCCGACCTTGCTATCCATGCCGGCGACGTTGGAAGCGTGGCCAATGGCGGAACGATGGTACATGAAGCACTTCTCAGCAGCGGTCTTAGCACCTGGCAAGCGAGGGTGAACAATCCACT